ATCAACTCCACAGTTGGTGAACTCGCAACCGTAGAGGCTTCCTTCACTGGCGGCACTTGGGTACGCGACATCACTGCTTAAACAAGAAACAACATCATGCAACTCACGCTCAAAGTAACCACAGACCAAACGACCTATGAGGTCAAAACAAACCTCTACGTCATAATCGCTTGGGAACGAAAGTTCAAACAAAAGGCTTCAAACCTTGCCACTGGCGTAGGACTTGAAGATTTAGCGTTCATGGCTTTTGAATCCTGCAAAGTAAACGGCATTTCAGTGCCAGCAGTATTTGATGATTATGTCAAGCGTTTGGTTGCGATTGAAGTGGTATCGGACGAACCAACAAACCCCACCGTCGAGGCACCTACTCACGATCTCTAGCAGAAGTGCTAGTTGAGACTGGGTGGTGGCCTCCACAAATACCTTTTGAAACGCAAGACATGAACACTGTGATAGATGTGATTAACAAATCGAGGCGCAAGTGACTAGCGAACTTGGCCCTATTGAAGTTGTCGGCCTCAAAGATGCTCTTGCGCAATTGAACAAAATTGACAAGAAACTTAGGCGTTCTATCACTACTGACTTTAAGAAAATTGTTGACCCAGTACTTGTTGAGGCTCGACGCAACATTCCTGATGACGCACCGCTTTCGGGTATGGCTCGGTCTTGGACTGGCAAAAGTGGCGCTGAAATTATGCATTGGGAATCAGCAAAAGTAAATAAAAACCTCAAAGCATTTACGAGTGGAAAAAAGGTTCGTGACGCTCCGGGTGGATTTAGGCAGAACCTTGCCACGTTTGGCATTAGGTGGGGAGGCCCGCAGGCTACGCTCTTTGACATGGCGCGAAAAGGCAAATTGTCTACCGCACTTCAATCTCGATATGGCTCACCTTCTCGCGTTATTTGGCGAGCATACGAAGCCCAAGATGACTTAGTAGAAAAAGAAGTTCGCGATTTAGTGAATCGAGTCATGAAGATGACTGGCAATAACGGGAGAATCTGATGGCTATTACTATTCCAATTATCAGTGAATTTGATGGTGGTGGCATAAACAAAGCCATTGCTCAATTCAAGCAGTTAGAAACAAACGGTCAAAAGGCTCAGTTCGCTATCAAGAAGGCTGCTGTCCCAGCCGCTGCCGCACTTGTTGGTTTAGGCGCTGCACTGTTTGACGCCACTAAGGGCGCTATTGAAGATGACGCTGCACAAAAGAAATTAGCCCTTCAGTTAATGAACAGCGCTGGCGCTACTGACGCGCAAATTGCTGCCACCGAAACGTGGATTTCTACACAGGGTCGTGCGCTTGGCGTAACTGATGATGACCTTCGTCCTGCTCTTGCTCGATTGGTTAGCCAAACCCATGACGTCACTAAAGCCCAAGAACTTGCTTCGTTGGCTATGGACATCAGCGCTGGTACTGGCAAAGACCTAGGCACAGTCACCGAGGCTTTAGCCAAAGCCGCTGGAGGTTCCACAACAGCCCTAGCCAAACTGTCACCCGAACTCAAGCAAATGGCAAAAGACGGCGCAAGCGCAGACGAAATGATGGCCGTTCTTTCTGGCACTTTTATGGATCAGGCAACAGTTGCTGCCGACAGTGCACAAGGACAATTTAAGCGTCTTGGCATTGCCCTATCAGAAACAAAAGAGTCAATAGGCGCTGCACTTATCCCAGCCGTTGAAGCCATGCTTCCATTGCTTACTTCGTTTGGTAACTGGGCACAAGAACACCCCGGAATCTTGCTGGCTATCGGCGCTGCCATTGCCACTATCGCTGCTGCCATTGTTGCTGTAAACATCGCTATGGCTCTCAACCCATTTAGCCTCATAGCAATTGCAGTAGTTGGTTTAGGTGCTTTGCTTGTAACGGCCTACAAGAAGTTCACACCATTCAAAACTGTTGTGGACTCAATCTTTGGCGCTATGGAGTTTTGGATTGGCGAAGTAGTTATTCCATTGTTCAATACTTTGCTTTCAACTGTGAAGGCCGTCTTTAACGGCATCGCTCGAATCTGGAACAGCACAGTCGGCAAGTTGTCATTCAAGATTCCCGATTGGGTTCCGGGTATCGGTGGAAATGGTTTTTCAATGCCAGACATTCCAATGCTTGCCAATGGTGGAATCGTGACCAGCCCAACTCTTGCTTTAATCGGTGAGGCTGGCCCTGAGGCTGTTATCCCTCTTTCCCAAATGGGCAATATGGGTGGTGGCATGAACATCACAGTGAACGCTGGTCTTGTTTCAACGCCCGACCAAATCGGTCAGCAAATCATTGAAGCAATTCAACGCGCACAGCGCCGTAGCGGAACGGTCTTTGCAGCAGCATGAGTACCCCAACTATGCAGGTCATGGTGGGCTTTCAAAGCACCACAGGCTTCGGTACCCCATTCCTTCTGAATGATGCCTTCTACGGCGTTCTGGACACGGCTGGCAGGGGAACCCTTGGTGGTGTGACCATGGTTGATTTGACCTATTTAGTTGAGTCAGTCAATATCACCCGTGGACGCTCACGGCAGTTAGATCAGTTCAATGCTGGAACAGCAACTATTGCTTTTGACAATGCCAGCCAAATCTTGAACCCAAGTAACACGTCAAGTCCTTACTACCCGTTTGTGTTGCCTCGATGCCCAGTGCAAATCCTTGCCAACGGCGTTCCTATCTACACAGGTCTTGTGACCGACTGGAACCTTGACTACGACATCAGCAATGAAGACATCATGTATGCCTCTTGCGCTGATCAGTTCACAGTTCTTGCCAACCAATCGCTTAACGCTGTGACGCCATCTGTTGAGGCCTCAGGCGCTCGAATCAACACAGTGCTTAGTTACTCTGAAATCAACTATCAAGGCGCTCGGTCTATTGACACTGGTTCTTCAACGCTTGGTGCATACGCAATTGCCCAAGACACCAACGTGCTTAACTATCTGCAACTGGTAAACACTAGCGAACAGGGCTATCTGTTCATGAGCGCCAACGGGACTCTCACATTCAAAGGCAGGTCAAGTGTTCTTAACCCAGTTGCTGGGGCTACTTTTAACACCGACGGCACAGGGCTTCCATACCAAACACTGGTGAACCAATACGGCGATGAGTTGCTTTACAACTACATTGTGACTCAATCACCAGCAGGGGCTAAACAAACAACTAGCAACGCTCAAAGCATTGCGCTTTATCAGGCACAGCAATACGCCCTTATGGACTTGCTCAACAGCACCACAACGGAGGTTGCTGGGCTTGGCAACTATCTGCTTGGTAAATACCAAAACCCAGTTCTCCGCTTCACAGGGTTATCTACCCAAATGGCTGCTCTTTCAACGGCTAACCAAAACATCATTCTTGGCCTAGACATGACGAGCATTTGCACAGTCGTTAAGAACTTTGTTGTTGGTACTCCAGCGACGGAGACGCAGACCCTGATTGTTTCGGGCATTAGCCACAACATCACTCCGGGTAGCCATATTGTTTCTTATACTTTTGAGAGTACGGACGGCAACCAATACTTAACCCTTGACGATGCAATCTTCGGAACGCTTGACAACAACCTTCTAAGTTTCTAGAAAGGAAACAACATGACAGCACCAACAACATTCGTTTCAGGGGCAATCCTGACGGCAGCACAGATGAACGCACTGCCGTGGGGCATTGTTGATGCCACCGCTGGTGGTACCTCAGGTCGTGGCTATGTCGCTCGCACATCAGGCGATATTTCACTACCAACAAGCAACGGAGACTTGGGTAACTTAACAGTCACTTTCACAGCAGTGACAGGAAGATTGTACAAAGTTAGTTTTTCGTCTTATGTGGCTAACAGTGGTTCAGGCGCACAAACAATTATTTTGCAAATAGCAACAGGGGCCAATGTGCCAGTGCAAACGAATCTTCAAGAAGTGCCATCAGCAAAACAAGCGCCCACAACTATGCACGTTATTCTTTCGGGCTTAACTGGTTCTAATACTTACAAAATTAGAGGAAGGGCTACCACATACAGTGGCGCTTTACTTGCCGCTTCAACAGGTAACGAAGCCACAGCAACATTCAGCGTTGAGGATATTGGGCCATCAGCATGATGCAAAAAAGCCTGATTCTATTGGTGATTTGTGCATCGCTCACCGCATGCGCAGACCGTGAACGCCTCAACTGCCCACCAACCAAAAACAAAGCACTACGCGGCGTAACCGAAACAATCGTGCCAACAACAGCACCTGCCTATGGCACTGGAGGGAAATGCGTATGAAACCAGACAACAGACACACAAACGAAGAAATTAAAGCACGACTCATCTTTGTTGTAGCCGTTGGATTGACAGTTGCTTTCCTTGCTTCAATCTTGGCTCTGCTTTATGGCCTTTTATTTGTTACCCAACCGCTTGAAGTCTCACCTAATGATGATGCAGCATGGTCTGTATTGTCGCCAATGCTTGCCACGTTGACAGGTGGGCTCTTGGGGGTATTAGCAGGTAACGGGCTTAAAGACAGACCGAAAGACCCACCAGCACCATGAGCGTCCGTCCTTACCCTTATTACCCATCTTGGGATGGCAAGCGCACACAACCCGTTACAGCGAAACTTGTTGAACTTTGCAAAGCACGTTGGGGTCTGACCTCGCTAGGCACTTACGTCAATCGGCCAATGAGATCAGGAGCAAGCCTCAGCGTTCACGCCACCGGGTACGCAGCCGATTTGAAATACAAAGACGAAGCCCAAGCCCGAATCATTTGGGACTGGTTCCTTGCCAACAGCAAAGCCCTTGGACTTTGTGAAATGCACTGGTACGCCTATGGTGCCTACGGCGCTGGCTACCGTTGCTCTCGTGGCGAAGGCAAAGCAGGCGTAAAGATTTACACAGAAGATGACAACGCAGGTTCCTACCAAGGCTCCCCAAATTGGTTCCATATAGAGTTAGCGAACCAAACGCCAGAGCACTTCGAGCAAGTCTTTCGAGCGTTGAAATAAGAACTCCCAGTATTGTTTGAGCGTTACTGGGGCTAGGTGGTGGGTATCTTTGTTTCCATTGGGATATCCACCACTGACTTCGCCAATTGTGTATAGTCACATTCAGCCACTCAAAGGGCTCTAACCAAAGGAAACACCATGACAGACCAACCGTCCCTATTTGATGAACCACTAGCCATCGCACTACTAGAAGAAGCCATTGAGCGCGTCGGCCTCAATGCAGACATTTCATGGGCAGTAGAAGCCCTTAACATTGTTGGGATGTTATCCATCGAGCGTCACGACTTCACCACAGATGACGTCTGGGAATGGATGAACCATTTACACCCCGAAATGACAACCCACGAACCAAGAGCCATGGGCGCTGTCATGCGTAGAGCCTCACAAATGGGTCTGTGCGCCCCCACAGAGCGTTACAGCAAGTCATTGCGACCAGAGTGCCACCGACGCCCAATCCGCGTTTGGGAGGGTATCTAATGACCGACACCCAGTTCATTTACAGTTTCATAATGGGATGGGTGTCATGCTGGCTATTCCTCAAAATGATGGCAAACCGACCATGATTCCCACATGGGGATACCTTCCGTTAGTGTCTAAAGACAAATTGACACTCGTTCAAATCTTCACGGATTTGAAAACAGGCGAACATATCAGGATTACAGTCGCGCATCGCTTGGCTCCCTACCTGAGTTGGTCGCCGCCTATTGAAGTAGAGAGAACCTGAAACGCATCATGGCACTAGCCCTTCTCGTTGTCCTATCCGTACCAGCCCACGCAAGTGCGGCTTCCAACTCCCACGCCAAATACAAAGCCGTACTTCCAGACGCTTATTATGATCAGTTAGCCCGATGTGAAACTGGTGGCAACTGGCAACACTCCACCAAGTCCTACACAGGTGGTCTTGGCATTCACCGCCAGACTTGGCGAACATGGTCAGACACGCCCAGTGCAAAAGGGCGTAGCCCCATCGAGCAAGTCAAGGTGGCTGATGCCATCGCCTTCAAATCCCACATCAACCCAGACGGACGCAAAATATGGCGCGTTGGGCCTTGGGGCTGGGGCTGCCTAAAAGGGCAAAAACATTTACAAAAGTTCATCTGCCAATCCCGTCACAAGGATGTGCAAAGATGGAAACGCAAATGCTAAACAAAGGAAAACAATGGAAACATCAACAGGTGAACTAATCGCCAAACTAACCAACTTGAGCCATAACCTTGCGCTCGAACTCCGCTTTAAAGAGTCAAGCCTTGTGCTTGAAGCCGTTGGCGCTCTACATACGTTGCCA